GGGCCAATAAACGTGACAAACGCTAGAGTAGTGGGGTCGTATAAAGCCTGGACAGGCAATATGTTCGTTGTTTGTGTAATCCCAACATTATTACTTGTTGCCATATTTATACCCAAAAAAGAGGGGGTGTTTAGCCCCCTTTAGATCAAGATTGATCAGACATTGGCGTGACGTACAAGGTGCTTGTACTTGAACCAATTGTGGTAACTGAAAATGAATTAGGAGGTACTGCAACCACCATAGGGGCGCTCATAGTAACTCCAAGAACAAACGATGTGCTAGGTGTACCAGATACAGGCAAAACAGCAGCAGGGGCTGATGTAGGCGTGATGGTCACAGCAACTACGTTTGAACTTAGATTCAAAAATCCAGCATAGTTAATTTGATCGTTGCCACTAGGTGTTACTGTTACGGCAGTCGATGAAGACGTAGTAACAGAAATAGCCGTGGTTGGCCCTGCGATCCGATAAACTGATGTGTTAGACATTACACGACACCATTAGGAATTGGGCTGTCTTCGCAAGTTTTGACGCTTACCAACAAAACTGCAGCAGCTTGAGTCACAGATGCGCCAGTCAAGTTCAATAAACGAACAATAATTGCATTGTCAGCATTGGTGTAAGCATTACAAATACCAACACCAACAGTCATTGCAGCGTCCACTTGAACTTGAATCTTGTCAGTTGACTTAACACCTGGGCAAGCAATAGTTACTTCAGTTGTTGTGGTTGAAAAAGTTGTGCTTGGAAGTGTGAGCTGTGCAATTGTGTGTGCAAGTACATTTCCACGGCAAATGGTAGTTTTTGACATAGTTAAATCCTTTGATTAATTGTATCTTAAATGCGAAAAAGCCACCCCCTTTGTGTGAGAGTGGCTTTCTACTTTCCTAATCCTTATGGGAGGAAAGTTAGATCGTATCCATATACGAATACGTCACAAGTTGCTGCAATCGTAGTTCCAACATTGACATACATCGTTGATGGATTAGAAATAGCAGTTGCTGCATTTGTTGCGGCAGAGGTTGTTACATATGGGCCACCTGTGTTGCTAGTCAAAGCAGCGGTAGTCAATACTGTTGAACCTGTTGCGCCTGTGCCTGTGTACACACCAACAGTAGCTGTAGCAATAGTGGTTGTTGCACCGCTAGAGTTCAAGCCATTAGTGATGAGTACGCTAACAGGTACAAATTTGCTCACATTTAAAATTGACATTGCTGTGTCACCAGCAGCAGACAAGTTTACTGATTGAGCAGACGCAATCAAACGCAATGCCTGGTTAGTGGCTAGGTTTGAGGGGTGATTAGCAACTGTTGTTGCTGGGCCTGGATTTGCCATAATTTATTCTCCTTTAAGTTAATTAAGCAGCAACACGGCAAGCCAACTCAGGATAGAGTGGGGCCCAACCATACAGCACATCCAAACGTGTAGGAATACTGTCGTTATTCACAGTATATTGCCTCACGATTCTCATGGAAAGTCCAATTTCTTTATCGCTTGCACGACCAGCGAAATGGACACCTTCTGGCAGCTCTAAATCACAAATTGCCAACGCAAAAGCGTTGCGGTGCATGATTAGATTTTGTGGTGAGTATGTTGAGTTAGAAGAAACACCAATGTTGTAAGGTGTAACTGCTGCGCTTGCTGCGGGTGATGCTGTGACGTTCTGGAATTGACCGCCATAAATCAAAGCAGGGCTAACTGTCACGCTTGTGTTTCCATTGGTCAATGCAACTGCTGATTTAACAACAAAGTTACGCAACTTATTAGAACCATATGCAGCACGATTTTGTGGGTTAACACCATACACACTAGCAAAATTGATAATGTCACCAGCGTTCAATGTGCCAGTAGCAGTAGCAGTAATGTTGATAGTGGAGCTAGATGCCCAACCACTTGACAAACCTTGATTAGCACCATTTACAGTAATTGATCCGGCTGTAGAACCAGTCCAAAAACCAAATGATTGCGAGACCACATTTTGATCAAGTCGCCAATTCATCCCGCCGCTGTCTCTGCCCATCAAACCTTTGCGGTACTGTTCACCAATTGCCTCTTGGGGCACAAACAAACCTTTGAGTGAATCAACAATTGTTGCGCTTGTGAAAGGCTCAACAATACATGATCTACGGCCGTCACGAGGTGCGCCTTCAGAGTCCAAATACGCTTGACCTGTTAGGTAAGTAATTAGACCAGTAGGAGGTGTGCCTGGTGTGCCGACAATGTTAGCTGTGTTCAAGTTAGCCATTGACAAGCCATCACGGTCTATACGATTGGCTATGGCTGCCACGGCCGGTTTGAGAATTCGATCCGAAAACATGTCCAACGAAAGTGCTAAATCTTGAGTGGAAAATTGTGTATCCACATGAAATTGAGTACTTAAGGTAACAGGTACAGACGTTTCGTTAAAGTCTTCAACATTCAAAGCCGGGCCTACTGTACCAACGAAGCGTCCGGGCCTGCGAATATTTACAGTATTTCCAATTTTCGCACCAACGACCGCAAACTGATCATCGTAGTCTCTAGTTGTTTCGCTTGTAAACGTCAACTCATTTTCTAAAACCATCAATGCTTCATTGGTGATCTTAGATATCGTAAGCAGATTATTTGCCATGATTCATTCCTTTGAAAATAAAAAAGTCTTTACCTAATCTTTTTAGCCAGTCGTGCTTCTTTCCATTGCTTGTACGTTCCATGAAATTCACCATTGCTGTCAATGTTGGCCTCACTTGGAGCGCTAGTCGCACGAATAGGACTAATTGGCTTCGGTGCGTTTGATTTAGTCGCAGCTTTCACTTCTTCTTGAGGGGCTTTCTCAAGCCTGGCCTCTATCTTCCCAATTTCTCTAAGAGCACCAATTGACGTTAACTTACTGAGCTTTTCAGCCACTTCAGGATTCTCAGCCAAGTGATATAGGATTCTTGGGCCTAAGTCACTCTCGAAAATCGCATCTCTTACTTGGTCGCTCACAACGACTTCGCTAGACGCTATCATGTCATCGTAATCAGGCAATTCTTTCTTGACTTCGCTTTGGCGTTTGTTCCACTCTGCCATTGTTTTGGCACGTTCGTCATTCGCTTTGCGGTCAGCTTCTTGCCTATCACGCTCTTTTAATGCTCTATCAGTTGAAAACTCTGCCAACGCCTTTGCGTACTCAAACGCATCTTGGAATTGGTCAGGTCTTGGTTCTTCGTCAGAAGTAGCTTTAGGGGCAGTTCTGGATTCCAGTTCCTTCAACCTATTCTCTAAGTCACTAGCTCTTTGGCGCTCACGATCAGCATCTGCTCGTGCCATCTCACGTTGCTTAGTTATCTCAGAAAATCTTTTTTCGAGCTTATTGGGCTTCGGTTCTTCTGCAACTCTTGGGTCATCTTGCGCTTCTGGTTCACTCTTTGTAGGCTCTGTAGGTTCTGCAGCTTCTACAGTCTCCTCTTTAGCTAAACCTAGTTTTTGTGCGTAAAATTCACCTGAATTCTCACTTGTGAGCACATGGCTCGCTTCTTTGTCACTCATGGTTTTACCAAGGATTTACCCTATAAGACGTATAGGTACGTTTGTTAGGCAATGTAGCCTAAAATGTTTAATTTGTCAAATTATTGATTATGTTGCTTGTTACTGTTGGAATTATTGCACTCCAGGCTGTAAACCTGTGACTGATTCTTTTGCATACCTATATTGTTCAGCATTTCGAGCAGCAATTTCTTTTTCAAGCCTAGATGTATCCATGTGATGAACTAAAAGCTCCATAATAGACTCAATTTCTGTCTTATTCTGGCTAGTTACAGCTCTCATATTCACATCATGGACTCTGGCTTCTAGCATAGATTCAGTATTATGGGCTTTAGCAGTCTGGCGCATGAGTTCACGCTGGGTTTCTGCCTGTTGTTTAACGCCCTCAATGTCTTGGCGTTGTTTCATAGCCATTTGTAACTGTTGAATCTGTTGGCCCATCTGCTGGACTTGTTGTTTAGACATAGCCAATTGCATCTGAACCTGTGGTGGTATCTTAGATTTCTCGTCAATTTGACTCATTGGGTTGGCTGCAGCCAGTCTATCTGCAATTGTGCTTGCAC